GGTGCGGATCACATGGTCAAGCAGGTCCACCGTGTCGTTGGGCAACGCGTACGTGTTTATGCCTTGGACCAGCGGAATCGTGCCCTGCTCAAAGGTCCACATGTTGATGCCGCGATTGGCCCAGTCCGCGAACATCAAGTTCATGGAACGCCGCGCTGTCTTGAGGTCATACCCCGTGCGCATCTCCGAGCCCACGCGCTCGAACGCCTCCTCGACGATCTCGGTCAGATCGAGGTTAAAACCTGCTGCGCCTGATGTGGTGGCCATTATCTGTACCTTGCCGTCTTTGCCGCCACTTTGGGGGGCTGTTTTACGAACTGCTTGCCTGCGGCCTTCCCAGCTCGCTTGGCTTTTGTGGTGGACGCGTACTCAGCGGGGCTCAAAGACTTGATAGCCGCCTCGGGCAAGTATCGCTCACCTGTCTTGGATGACGGTTTGCCGGACTTGGTGCGCCATTTCTGGTCACCCCAGTCCTTGAGCGATTTCTGCGGGGCTTTCACTTCAGTCTCGATACCCGCCACCAGCGGCTTTGTACTTCTTGGCCACAAGCTGCGCTTTTCTCGCGCTCCACTGCCCTGCACCCGTGCCTTGTGTGGCAGCGGCCTTGACTTGCGACAAGATGCGCTTGCGCAGCTCGGGTTTGGTGTAGTTGCCAGCCGCGTTGACTTTGCCGCCTTCAGCATACTGCGTGAAGTCGGTGTTGTCCCTGCGAGCTTTCTTAACTCCACCGGGCATTTTGGAGGGGTTGATGTCCCCCATCCCGCGACTCGCTCTCATATCAGTACATCTTTCCGCGAGTTTTACCCCGCTTAGCGATGCCATCGGCGCGACTTGAGGCTTTGCTCACGGAGTCACGGCTTTTGACTTTGCCGCCCTTTTTCATGCCCATCATCGCTTGGGGGTCGTCAGAGCCAAATCTTAAGTCGCCGCCATCACCCGTCTTGATCCCACCACCATACCCAGTACGCACAAGCCGTTGACTTGATCCGCGCTTTGCTTCCTCCGCATCTTGCTTATCAGCTTTGCGGCGCGCTCCAGTGTCTGTCAGGTTAATGTACCCCTCATCTTCGGCCATTTGTTTCATTATGTGGGGGGTCATGTATCTTGGACCCATCAATGGCTTGGCAATCAAGTCTGCAGCAACTTCTGCGGTGTCATCATCAACCTCCACGTCTTTAAACGGAGGTTCGCCTTGCAAAACGCGCTTCGTCTTGACTTTCTTGGGCGCGTCTTTCTCCGTGTCACTAGACCGGAACAATCTTCGCAATGAAGCTAAAGGCATGGCGGACTCCTATCAATACAGCTTGCAGTGGGTCAGCACTTGCCGCCGTTTTTCATGCGGATTTGGGTGCCTTTGGTTTTGCCCTTGGAGGCAATGCCGTCTTTGCTCGGCGCGGCAGTGCGCACGGCACCCATCTTGGATGCAGCCATACCACCGCGCTTAAACCCAGCGCCTTCTTTTTCTGACCTTTGCGATGTAAGCGGTGCACTAAGACTTGGCAAAATTTTTGTAGCAAACCGGGGCTGAGAGCCGAGTTTTTTATCACCGGGCAATTTAACAACACCTCTCCCGCCGCTCTCTGTTGATCCGCCCGTATTCATCTTTTTCATATCGCCACCTTTTGAAAATGTGCGGCCCTTGTCCGCGTTGGAAAACTCTTTGCCCACGGACTGTGGGACCCCCGCCTTCTTAGCAAACGCGGGGTTGTTGGCCACCGCTGCCATAAAATTATGCTGCTTCTTACTCGTGCTTGGCATTATTTCCCTGCGTGAATAAGCTGGTCAATTTTTGCTTCAAGGCGATTAAAGCGCTGGTCAATGTGGTCAGTGATTCTTTGCACCTCCGCGTTAGTCGTGTAATCACGGGCTATCTCCTCGCGGGTTTTGTTTAACAAAATGTCAAGCCGCTTAAGCTCGTCAAACTTTTCGCGCACGAAAAACCAAACCGCCCCCATGATAAGGGACAGTCCGGCAGACCAAATGGTGTTGATGTCCATTTCAGCACATCCTGCCTTTTGTTTTTCCACGCTTGGCTATGCCATCGCCTCGTTTTGATGCAGAAGAAACTTCGCCACCTTTTTTGTAAAACTGCCCCTGATCGCCTTGTCCGGGTGCCGCAAATTCGCCTTTGTCCGAGTCTTTGCGCAGTCTTCCAGCGGCCATACTAGGTTTAAGCCCACGAACTTTAGAGAGCTGCTCGCCCGTTTCTGGGTCTACGTAAATATTTTTTTCGACCTCTGCAACATCGTCCATGATGGCTTTGTAGCGCTTTTTGGCAGCGGATGCGGCCGCCTCTGTGACGTTCTGTTTCATGGTTTGCTCCTTAGCACTTCCACGCCCGCAAGCTCTTGTTGATGCGGCTGTTTGGGTCCTTTTTAGCCTTCTCGCCGGTCAACTTCTTCTTCATGCCGGTCATACGGGCACAGAAAGAGTCGCGCCTGCTGCCGCCCTCGGGTTGGGGGGCTTTCAGTCCGGGTTTTCCCGGATTGGCCTTGTTGTAGGAGGCCCGCCCCTTGGCGTTCAAGCCACCCTTCTCGGACTTGCCTTCTTTGCGTGTCCATGCGGGTGACTTAGCCATAAAACACCGTCACTTTCGCGCTTGCTGGAAGCGTAACGTGAATGTCTGTGTAGTACAGGATGCCCTCGCCCGGAATTGGTAGCCCAATTGGCTGCGTGCCTGTACCAATGTTAAATTGCAGACGGATAGTGCCGGAAGCTCCCCCGTCTCTAAAAATAATATCGCCCGCCGTCCCGCCCGATATGCACTGATACCCCTTCAGGCGGTTTCGTCCAGAGACAACTGTGCCTGTGGCCTCAATGTGCGCCGCCTTAACGTCTGTTTGCATCGTCATGATGCGCTCCTATTAAGCCGTACGGGTAAACACGTAGGCGGTGGCACTGGAGAACATGATGGTGAACCGGGCAATGCCCGTGGCACCAGATGCAATGGTCAAGTCGCCAAACGAGCCGGGAGTGTCCGCAGCAGCGCTGGACAAGATGCCATTGGTAGCAACAGCAATGGTCACGGTCGATGCGCCAGCAGTGTTGTCCACGTACAGGTCAAGAACGGTACCTTTAACAGCACTAATAGCAGCGCCAAGCAACGTACCCGTGGGCAGCGTAATGGTCGTTGGAGCCGCTGATGTGGAGGTGATGTAACCCGTTGCAACGTCTGCTGCGGAAGCGGTGGCCGTAGCGTTGATTGCGGCTGTCGTGGGATGGTTCTGGTCGGTGAAGACCAAGTTCGTCGCAGTCAAGTTGGTCACGCTGGTGGTGACGCCAAGAGTGCTGGTGACAGTAACAGCACCAGTTGTAGCGTTGGTGGAGATGGTTTGAAAGCCATTCTCGGAACGAACTGGGCCGTTGAAGGTGGTATTAGCCATGATTTCCTCACATGCGAGTATTGTGGGCGTTCTGTCTGCATGTCGTCAGCCGGGACTGTCAGAACGCCGGGAACCCCGGAATAAAAGCAATATACACCAAAAGAAAAGGGGGCACAAGGCCCCCTTTTCACCATCATCAGGTCGAACCTGACGAACCCCACATGCCGAGGGGGTCAGACCAGCCGAAGCTGTAACGCTCGCGGGCCTTGTAACGCACGTTGCCGGTATCAAAGTCTCCATCCATTGAGTTAGCCAGAGGCATACGCTCAAAGTGCTTCATGCCGTTGGGAACGTCAGTGCACAAGAACCATGCGTTTGGATCAGTCAAGAAGTGGTTGACGGTGTAGCCTTCTGGGATAGCGCCCATCTGCTTCAACGCGTTGATGTCGTTGTCAGCAGTGGAAACCCGCAGCTCGGTGTCAAGCAGACGCTTGGCAACGAACATCAGGGCCGGAGGGATCACCATCTTGCGGGGCTTGGCAGCGATCAGCAGACCGCGCTCATCGGTCCACGCAGCGATCTGAATCACAGCGTTTTCCAGAGCCGTCTCGTTCAAGTCAACGCCAGTGGTCGGGCTGTTGAAGTTAACGCCACCGCCAACGAGCGGGTGGCCAACACGAGTGTTGGAGCTGTTGTTGCCGAACAAGGTAACGCCGTCACCCC